TTCAACACTTTGTATATCACGTTTATCGCGATAGTATAAATCGTGATTACCAGGAATAAAATAAACCCGTTCAAAACTGTCATTTAGTAACTCCAGGGCCCTTAAGCTATAGTTGAGTGTAACGATGTTAATTGCCGCACGGTTGTTATGCCAGTCACCTAGGAAGAAACAGGTTTCACAGCCTTCTTCTTTGGCCTTAGCAATAAACCACTTGATGAAGTTTAAACAGTCGTCGTTGTGTGTTTGGCTGTTAGATTTTAATCCAAAGTGTATGTCAGTACACACAGCCGCTTTCTTAAATAAGTTTGCCATAAGTTATAGTGTATATGAAAATAAGGTATAAAGTCTACGGCAATATAGCCAAATTACTCATCAGCACCCCAACCGCCACCACCCCACTCTCCTTGACGAGTATATGAAGGTGTGTAGTTGTTCATTTCTAAAATGTCATCGCGAATGTTTTGATTGCGCTTTTCGATATTCAGAACACGTGTAAAGCTATTAGTAATAGCCGCGGTGTAGTAGGCAAAAGGATTTTGTGATTTTGATTCATCAAACTGTAGGCCAATTTGACTTAACTGTAGCAGTGCTTGACTGCGCATTTCGTCATTGTATGTGTAACCACGCCAGTTGCTACGAGTAGCGTATCTTTCGCATAGTTTAATAAACATGTGTGCTAATTTGTTGGTCATCTGTCCATGATCTTTTGAGAAGTGGCCTTTTTCTAAACCACCTTTCCAATGACTTTTACCTACACAGTAAGGCGCACCTTCTGCGTCCACACGGTAGTGTTGAAACGGAGGAAAATTACATTTAGTATATTTTGCGGGTGCTTTGATCTGTAGATCAGGATCATCATACTCTGTTTCAAAGTTGTCATCTTCTTCTAATTCTTCACGAAGTTTAGCGTCTGCTTTCTTTTGTTTGGCTTCGTCAATAGGTATGTGTTCCCAGGTCATGACACGGAATACTACATCTGTCTGTGGAATATCTTTAAGAGGAGTGGTATATTCTTCTAACTTACGTTTAATACCATTGAGTAGATCAACTTCCTGTGCTTCTTTGCCCAAGCGATCAATACGTGCTTTGCGGGCTTCTGCTATGATCTTTTTGTTGATTTTGTCTACGCTGGCAACAATCATATCATAGTCTCGATCACTGGTGTCGTTAAAACTACAGTATGTTAGTTTGCTTTTGTGAATTTCTTTAAGTATATCTTTGTTATTTAGATAGTTAACCTTTCTCATGGTTGGTAGGATTCCTTTTATATACTACTATAATACAGTCAATAAATACAGTAAAGCAAGAGGTAATTGGAAAAATGGCATTCCCTTTTTATTCACAAGTTGCACGGTCAGCAAGTACACTAATCACAGGCGCTAACAAAAAGTCGTCCGGTACAGTGTTTGACCTTTTAGATCCTGCCAATGCTCGCAGAGCAATTAGTGGATTACTGCCTGGCGGTTTTGCCAGCGGTGCTAAAGAGATTCCAAACATAGGTTTCCAAAATCAAGCGGGCACAGGTACTGCTACTGCGGCAGGCGAAGATGATTGGCGTGTACGACTAAGTTTAGCAGACGGATCTACAAGTTTCTACAAAGATCTTACTGCTACACCTAATTCTATTATGGCTCCATTGATTGATACCAACGGCGTCATTTGGCCTTACACACCTGCTGTTAGTATTAGCCACGTGGCCAACTACAATCCTGTCCAGCTTACACATAGTAATTATTCCGCGCAGTTCTACAACAACTCAGATGTGGCAGATATCAGCATATCAGGTGAATTTACTGTGCAGAGCGTTGACGAAGGCAAGTATCTAATGGCAGTGATTTATTTCTTGCGTGCTGCTACTAAAATGTTTTTTGGTCAAGGACAGAACGTAGGCAATCCGCCACCAATACTATTCTTAGACGGTTACGGTAGCCATTACTTCCCACACGTGCCTGTGGTAATTACTAATTTTACACACACCATGCGAGATGATGTAGATTATCTACAGATTCCGATACAGACCACATCACTTGAAGAGTCACCGGTACAGCCCGACAACGCTAATATTGGACAGGTTAATTTATTTGACAACGGCTACGGTCAGCTAAGTCAAACAGCAATAGCACCTGATTTTACCAGCACACAAAAGTCTGCCGCGGCTAAACAATATCAGTTTAAAACAATTACCAGCAGTTCGCGTGTGCCTACCAGCAGTAGTGTGTCGGTCACACTGCGTCCGGTATACAGCCGTAAAAATCTACATGAGAGATTTAATCTTAACGATTTTGCACAGGGCAAACTTGTTGGTGACAAACAAAATGGCTTTGGAGGATTCCTATAATGGCTGTAGCCTACAGTAGAACAAGTCCTTACGCAACCACAGAGACATTTAGTTTCTTTTTAGACGTTGCAAATTTACCACAGCTACCGTATGATGCCAGCGATGTACTGTACGAGCTTGATGCTGTGTACAAAAATAGACCAGATTTGCTGGCCTATGACTTATATGGTGACACAGCCCTATGGTGGGTATTTGCTATACGCAATCCTAACGCTATACAGGACCCAGTATTTGACTTCGTTCCTGGTACTGTGATCTACGTTCCTAAAAAGGAAACTATTCAAGCCGCATTAGGAATCTAATCAATGGCAGATATTGTTTATCAAGGGTTAACATTTACACAAACACCCAGTGGTGAATGGCGAGTAGATACAAATTTTGGTTCTGCAACAGGCAGCACACCATCTCAGGCTGTGTTAAACGCAGCTAATTCTATAGAATTTAAAAATCCGGATTCCCAGTCTATACAACAATACGCTGATAGAGTAAGAGGAATAGCATTAGATCCTGCCACCAATGGCGGAGTAAACAGTGCTTACCGTGCCGCCGAACGACCGGCATCAACAGTTACCGCAGCTGATGCAGTAACTACAACAACCCCTCCAAGCGAAACAGGTAATACGACTGCGGCAAGCGAACCTCTAACACCAACAGAACAACAAAACCTGGACACATCCGCTAATCCGCAAGAAGGCGAGCCTCAAGGTGTTGATGCGTTTGGTAAGCCTATAGATCCTAATAGAGAATATGCCACAGACCCTGATACTGGCAAACGATACCCTGTGGCCACTGCCAGCGAAGCGCAATCATCAGGGGCTTTGTCCGGGGCAATAATGGCTCCAGCAGTCGACGTTACGCCTCCTATAGAACCTTTACCTAATGTGTTACATGAATATCCAGGTTACACCTATGGTATAAGTCTGCATCTGTTGACTGCTAAAGAATACAATGAAGAAGTAGTTAAAACTCAAAACTTTAAACCTAAACGAGTTTTAGTATCCAGTGCTGGTCGATACAATAACACTCCAGGGCCTACACAGTTTATACGTAGTCCTTATTTTGCAGAAGATTTTTACTTCGACGGCCTACGTATTGAAACTATCATAGGTATGAATGAAGGTAATCGTGAAACCAATGCAGTGAAAGTTGACTTTAAGTTGATAGAGCCTTACGGTTTTACCTTTATAAACAGACTAATCGACCAATGTAACGACCCTGAAGTGCAGTGTAACAACTACTTAGACATGCCCTATCTGTTACAAATAGACTTTTTTGCTATGAATGATGCCGGAGAAATCATTGGTGCGATACCTGACACTACCAAACGTATTCCTATACGCTTGTTAAAAATGGATGTCAATGTCGGTACCCGTGGAGCAGAATATCAATTTGAAGCCAGCCCGTACAATCACTGCGCTTTTGATCATAGCTACGCAGACACACCTAAGAACATAGAAGTTTTGGCCAGAACTGTTGCCCAGTTTTGGCAAAGCATAGAAACACAGGGTGACGCAACAGATTTATCATCGCCTCGAGAAAATGTAGTAGCAACAAAGATTTCATCTACTATTGTAGGACCTGATGGACAGTTTACTCCAGTTAATCCGTCATTGGTGGGCCCAAAACAACAACGTGAAATACAGGTTGTAAAATCCTACGGTGCAGCTATTAATGACTATCACAAAGACCTATATAACAAAAACAAAATTGGTGTTAATGATCGCTACTTTTTTAAATTTGATCCTGACATAGGCAACAGCGAGTTCACTAATAAAAATGTGTTGGCACCTAAAGACACTGGCATGGTTGATCCTCGTAAGCCTATAAGCATTCAAAAGGCTAACCTTGGGCGTGGCACAGATGATTACGATCCTACCTTAAGAATATTTCAAATCAATGCAGGGTCAACTATTGACAAATTATTAAATCAAATCATATCTCAAAGTGATTTTATACAGAATCAAGTTAACATACCTGATGGCGAAAACCCCGAAGCGTATCTACGCAAAAAAGCAGAAGACAGTAAGAATCCACTGTTTTGGTTCCGTATAATACCCACAATTGAATTAAGAGAGTACGACAGCATACGTAAAGTATGGGCACGTGACATCACATACTATATTCAAAAATATGAAATACGTAATGTTAAATTGCGAGATCTATTGCCTGGAGGCAAAGTAGAGAATCCAGTTAAAGAATACAATTATATCTACACAGGGCGAAACGTAGATGTTTTAGATTTTGACATACAATTCAATGCGTTAGTTTACAACGCTATGACCATGTATAGAGATGCCTTAACAGCTATCTATAACACTCCTGATTTTAACGAAGAAAACAAATATTCTAATCCCGACAACTACACTGGCACAGAACAAAACAACAATAACGTTATTCCTGTAATTCTAAAGCCTCAGGTTATTGATGCAAGAGAGCGTGCCAACAGCGGTGCAGTCACAGCTAAACAAGCGGCAGTAGCCGATATTCGTCAAAGTTTATACGGCATGTATGGTGCAGACATGTTAGGGTTAAAATTAAAAATAATTGGCGATCCTCAGTACATCAAACAGGATGATATTTTTTATCCTCCTCAGATAGGAGAAACTGCAGGTAGATCTATAGCAGACCCTCGCTTGGTATCAGACAACGGAAGTCTCGCTATGGACAAAGGCGAAGTCTACGTGTTGGTAAAATTCCGTACTCCTGAGGACGTGGATGAATCTACAGGACTCATGCGTTTTGGTCAGTATGATACCAGTTTGTTTAGCGGTATGTACAAAGTACTTAAAGTAGACAGTGAATTTAGTCAAGGTCAGTTTTTACAAACGTTAGAAATGGTTCGTGTCCCTCACCAGGACAAGTATGACTATTCTAAGAATACTCCTCGCAGAAGCACAGTGCAAAGAGATTCGCAAGAGTTGGCCATACCTCAACCAGCACCTCAGACACAGACTACCACAGGCACAACTTCAGACGCCAGTGACGGATTACCAGCTATTGCTCCTGTAGATGAAGAAGATCTACCACCGTTGATAGATCCTAATTTAGCTGAAATTGCCGCTACAGGTCAAGAACAAACTATCACAGACTCAACAGAGCCACAGGCTGTGATTCCATAATTAAGAAGGTAATAACATGGCATTAGATCAAAGAATTGGAACCAAGATTGCCAAGCATCTAAGAAGAGAAGATGCTGCATCAACACGAGTAGATCCCTATCCTTATATAGGCATAGTGAAAAATAATTATGACCCTACACGTGCAGGACGACTACAGGTTTTTATTCCTGACTTAGGCGGCGATGAAGATGATCAAAAAGGTTGGCGCACAGTCAGTTATGCCAGCCCTTTCATGGGCTACACCAGCTCTGAACAACGCAACACAGATCCGCATCAAACAAAAAATGCCTTTGACACAGTAACACACAGCTACGGATTCTGGGCAGTGCCACCCGACATTGGTGTAGAAGTTTTAGTAATTTTTGTAGCTGGCGATCCTACCAGAGGATATTGGTTAGCCTGCGTTAACAGTAACCTAAGTAGATTTATGATACCGGGTGTGGCAGGTAGTACCAACGTAGATGTTGAAACAGCTAATCCTAACGATAAAAAGACACTGATAGCAGGTGTGCCTGCACCAGTTGCAGAATTCAACGAAAACAATACTAACAATGTAACCAATCCGCAGTTTTATAATCTGCCTAAACCGGTACACACAGTACAATACGGCATTCTAAAAAGTCAAGGGTTAGATAGAGACACGGTCAGGGGTGCGACTACCAGCAGTAGTCAACGTGAAACTCCCAGCCGAGTATTTGGTATCAGTACCCCAGGTAGACCACTGAACGACCCCGCTGACGATGGCCAGTATGTAAACAAACTCAATGCAGGTACTATTGGCGAAGAATATTTTAAAGTAAAAAGCCGCAAAGGCGGGCATCAGTTTATCATGGACGATGGAGCCATGTTAGGCCAAGACCAATTGGTACGCTTACGCACTGCTAAAGGTCATCAAATATTGATGCATGACACAGCGGGTACTCTGTATATCAGCCATGCTGATGGTACCAGCTGGATTGAACTTACTCCTGAAGGTGCAATCAAAGCCTATAGTAAGGCAGGATTCCATGTGCGCAGTGAAGGTAGTATTAACTTCCATAGTGATGCCAGCATTAACTTTGAAAGTAAAAACAATATTAACTTCAGAGCTGCCAATAGATTCCAAGTTAACAGCACAACCACTAACTTCCTGCAGGACAAATACAGTTTAGAAACCGCAGGTACTACAGAATTAAAAATAGGCAATAACTTTAATGTAGATGTTGGTGCGAAAACCAGCATACAAGCTGGCGGTCTAATTGCTGTACAGGGTGGACAGTTTTACACACAAAGCGGCGGCACTGTGAATGTTAAGAAACTTAAACCTTTACAGACCTATGACTTGCCTGACACAAGTTTTGATAACTCATTAGGGGTATGGCTGAACAAGGCCAAGGCTCTAAACACCATAGTAACAGCCGCACCCAGTCACGAACCCTACTATCGCGGTGAAAGCGTTGAATACTTCAAGGCACAGGAAGCAGGCCTAACACCACAGGAAACCTACACTGGCGGTGTCGACGCAATTAAAAATGTACGAGGTAGCGGAGTCCAAAATCCTGCCAAGGACACAGACTTACGCACACAGCCCGTGCCTAAAGGCACCATTGGTAATCTTGATAAAGATCAACTACAGGCCTATATGGCACAGGTAGGCAAGAGCGAAAGCGGTGGAGACTACACCAAAGAAAATACCATAGGGTTTGTGGGCAAGTATCAATTTGGATATCAGGCCTTGATAGACCAAGGCTATGTCAAAGCCAGCGTGACCAGTAATGCACAGCTAAACAACCCTAACAGCTGGACGGGTAAAGATGGTATATCAGACAAGTCAGCATGGCTTAATAACGGGCAAGTACAAGAAGAAGCCATGTTTGAATACACACAGCGCAACTATAACGCTATGGTCAAGAACGGTGCCATAACCAAGGACATGCCTCCGGAAGAAGTAGGCGGTATGTTGGCCACCAGTCACTTGTTGGGTGCAGGTGGTGCTAAAAAATGGCGCACAGGTGCAGGTGGTGCAGATGCCTACGGTACCACAGGAGACAGCTACTTCCAAAAAGGCAAGTACGCTGTGGCAGTATTGGGTCCTAAAATGCCCGCTATCAACGCTGGATAAATATTTGTATGGCTACCATGTATAGAGGATTCAGCACAGTTGGCAGAACACGTAAGTTTCGCCTTGTGGATTTTGAACTGATCAAGCAAGACTTGATAAACCATTTCCACATTCGCAAGGGCGAGAAACTTATGAATCCTAACTTTGGTACAATCATATGGAATGTACTGCACGAGCCTTTGACTGATGACCTGCGCAGTGTCATAACATCAGACATTAAAGCCATTGCCAGCTACGATCCCAGACTGGGCATAGACAACGTGATCATCACAGAATACGAGTACGGCATTCAAGTAGAGTTAGAACTACGCTATATTCAAACAAATCAAAGCAGTGTAATGAATTTACGCTTTGACAGTCAACGCAACAACGTCACAGTAGTATAATTAACTACGCACATTTATATCACGATAAATACTGTATAACAGGAATACAGTATGGCAACCACAACAAGACAAACAAGTTTATTAGTCGCAGAGGACTGGACAAAGTTATATCAAACATTCCGTAATGCAGATTTTCAAAGCTATGACTATGAAACTCTGCGTAAATCAATGGTTGATTATCTGCGCCTTTACTACCCAGAAGACTTCAACGACTTTATTGAAAGCAGTGAATTTGTCGCACTGATTGATTTGATCGCTTTCTTAGGGCAATCGTTAGCCTTCCGCGGCGACCTAAATGCTCGTGAAAACTTTATTGACACAGCACAACGTCGTGACAGTATACTTAAATTAGCTAAGTTAATCAGCTATAATCCTAAACGTAATATTCCTGCCAGCGGTCTACTGAAAATTGACAGCGTCAGCACCACAGAAAATGTGTTTGACAGCAACGGCCTTAACCTTGCCAGTCTTGTGATCAACTGGGCAGACGCAGGTAACGACAACTGGTACGAGCAGTTTGTTACCATACTAAATGCCAGCTTTGTCAGCACACAGGTTGTGGGCAAACCCAGCAACAGTCAATTGATCAACGGTATCAACACCGAAGAGTATCAGGTTAATCTTATTCCTAATACCGTGGCTACCTACAGTTTCCAAACAGACATAGAAGGCAGTCAAACACCTTTTGAATTGATCAGTGCTACATCTGTGGGACAAAACTATATCTATGAAGTAAGTCCAAGACCTAACACAAGTTTTAACTTCCTGTACAAAAATGACAACTTAGGCGTCAGTAGTATCAACACTGGTTTCTTTACATATTTCAAACAGGGCGAACTAAAATCTGTAGATGTTAATTTTGCAGAAAGCCTACCTAATCGTGTGTACAGCATCAACGTTAATAACATTAATAATTCAGATATTTGGGTATACAGCTTAGATCAAAACGGACAGATCAGCACCCTATGGCAACAGGTTCCTGCTGTGGGCACTACCAACGTTATCTATAACAAGAGCGTGAATAAAAATGTATACCAAGTCAACAGCCGTGCTGCTGATCAAATTGACATCGTGTTTGGTGATGGTGCGTTTGCTAATATTCCACAGGGCACTTTCCGTATCTACTATCGTGTCAGCAACGGTTTAGAATATAAGATAACACCAGACGAACTACGCGGCATTACAATGAATTTAAACTACATTAGCCGTACTGGTCGCGTGGAAACACTGACAATCAGAGCAAGCCTACAGTACACAGTAGCCAATGCCACTGCACGCGAGTCCATTGACGATGTGCGTCAAAAAGCACCACAGCAGTACTACACTCAAAATCGTATGGTTACAGCTGAAGACTATAATATCTTACCCTACACACTGTTCAGCACTATATTAAAGATCAAAGCTGTTAACCGTACCAGCAGTGGTGTAAGTCGTTACTTAGATGTTATTGATACCACAGGTAAGTATTCATCTACTAACATATTCTGTCAAGACGGCTTATTGTACAGAGAAGACTTTGTTAAATCATTTAACTTTGACTATCTGACACGTAACGACATTTTTAAAGTGCTGACCAACAGAGTTAAGCCTATCATAGCAGAAAAAGAAACACAGCAGTTTTTCTATTCTTTCTATGATCTAATTGAAATAGATGACTGCTTCTGGAACAAGTCAACCGAATTGGCTAATGGTAGCACAGGCTACTTTACTGATAGTTTAGACAAAATTTTACAGATTGGTAATTTTGTTGCCAGCAGTAAAAAATATATCAAACAAGATGCTATTGTTAAATTTTCAGCAGGTGAAGGCAACTACTTTAATGCACGTAATCAAATCAAAGCTGGTGTACCTACTAAGAATGGTGACAAGTATTACATCTATGCCAGCGTTCGTGAAGTACTAGCAGACGGTACCAACGGCGGACAAGGAAATTTAGCCAGCGGTAGTGGTCCAGTAGTGATTAATGAAATTGTACCAACAGGTGCACGTGCTGTACAGGTTTTTGCTGTGTTTAATATTGATCTACCCAACGCATTGATCAACACTATGACAGAATATATTGAATCATTCCAAGATTTCGGACTGCGTTACGATGTTGACAGCAGCAGTTGGAAAATTATTCTACCTGAAAATCTTAATCCCACAGATACATTCAGTCTGCTAAACAGCGGTGCTGCAGATGATGCAAGTTGGATTGTAAGATTTCAAACATCAGGTCAGACTTACACAGTGTGGTATAGAGGCGTTAATTATGCGTTTGAAAGCGTAAGAGAAACTAATTTTTATTATGATCCTAAAGTAAAGGTATTTGACCCAAGAACAGGTCTAACCCTTAACGATCAAATTAACGTACTAAAGATTAACAGTCAGCCTGACAACACACAACAGTTAGGCATTGATTATACTTGGTATGTATATAAAAATATTATTGAATCTGACGGTTATGAGAATCCTAATAAAATTCTAATTACATTCCCTGACAGCGACAATGATGGTATACCAGACAATCCTGAATTGTTTGAATTAATCGTAAATCCTAAAGTTGACACAGGTAACAAATATGTATTTTTCCAAGACACATTTAGTTATGACAACTTTGTTGTACAAACACCAGTCAGCAATAGTTTAGTTGAAACACAGTACAGTAACCTAACTCAAATACAGGCCAGCGCAACTCTGTACAAAGACGGACAATTATTTTACATACCTGACCTTGATGTATTTTACCAGTTGAGCGTGGTGGGCAGTACCTATACTCCAGTATTAGTTACAGGATATACTGCTAAGGTAGGTCGACAAGACATTTATTTTCAGTATCGTCATAACAGTCCTAACAATCGACGTATCGACCCAAGTCCTAACAATATTATTGATTTGTATGTGTTAACTAAAACCTACGCAACAGATTACGTTGCTTGGCTACAGGACACCTCAGGCAAACTAACAGAACCGGAGCCACCTACCCCTGAAGTATTGAATTCAGACTTTAGCCAATTGAATAACTTTAAGAGTATCAGTGACACTATAATTTATAATCCTGCTAAGTTTAAGCCAATCTTTGGTGCCAAAGCGCCAACGGCTCTTCAGGCTACATTTAAGGTTGTTAAGAATCCAAACGTGGTGATCAGTGACAATGATGTTAAGGTGAGTGTAATTGCTGCAATCAATCAATATTTTGATATTGCTAATTGGGACTTCGGTGAAACATTCTACTTCAGTGAATTGAGTGCATATCTGCATAATACCCTTGCACCAAGTATAGCCAGTGTGATCATTGTCCCCTCAAGCGAAAATGAAACATTTGGTAGGCTACTACAAATTAATGCTGAATACAATGAAATTATTGTCAGTGCTGCCACAGTAGACAACGTGCAGATTATTAGTGCTATCACTGCTGCACAGTTAAACCAGGCTTAAAAAACGCTTAAATATATAATAACCAAAGAGAAGTTAATACAATGGCTCAAAGAAAAAGTTTAAATTTACTGCCACAGATATTTCAAACTGATATCAACGATAAGTTTTTATCAGCAACGATAGATCAGTTAATCAGCGAACCATCACTGCAAAATATCAACGGATATATTGGTCGTAAATTTGCACCTACATATAAAAGTACAGATAGTTACTTGATAGAAAACAATCAAGATAGACAAAACTATCAGTTAGAACCTGGTGTACTAATAAAAAATGAATCTAACGAAACTGTATTTTTTGCCAGCTATATAGATTTCCTAAACAAGGTCAAATATTATGGCGGCATAATAGACGACCATAGTAGACTTTTTGAAAATGATTACTACTCTTTTGATCCAGGCATCAGTCTCGACAAGTTAGTTAACTTTGGTCAATATTATTGGTTACCTAACGGCCCTGACAGTGTTTTAGTAAACACTACAGGCGTAGAATTAGTTAAACAAATCGATGTAACACGTAACACTACAGTATCAAGATATGATTTCAGCACAGGCGGCACGGTTAATAATACAATAACTTTGGCACGTGGTGGTAGTTATACTTTCGTAGTAAATCAGCCAGGACATAAGTTCTGGATACAGTCAGAGTTGGGCATAGATGGCTTAATCAACGCAACTCCTACTCTGAGCACAAGAGATGTATTGGGTGTAATTAACAATGGTGCCGACACCGGCGAAGTAATATTCAACGTTCCTCAATCTGATGCACAAGATCGTTTTACCTTGATGAACACAGTCTATAACGTAGACTACGCTACACCTTTACCTTATGCTAATTTACATAACCGACTACTAAGCGACTTCTTAGAAGAATATCCACAGTATGCAGGTATCACAGGACAACTCAACGGTAAAACTTTAGTTTTTGTTGACACAGATACCTGGCCACTAAGCGGAGAAGAGGCTTGGTTAGCACGAGGTGTATTTGATCGCGACGGACTCGAGTTAGAAGGTTACGATGCAGGTACATTAGTTCCCGAAAATCAACGTTATGGTGTATGGCAGGTACTGTATACTGATGGTGGTACTGATGATCCTTTGATCAGATTAGTATACGTTCAAGACGTTGCTGTAGATGAAAAAGTATACATCAAATATGGCCTAGCTAATGCTAACAAAGAATACTATAAAGAATCTAACGGTCTGTTCTATAAAGTTCCTTTAATCACTGCACCTAAAGATACATTATATATCCAAGACGGCACAGCGCCAGGTATCTACACAACTATTAAACTTGTAGAATCTACAAACTTTGCTATTGACGTTGAGAATGATATTCTAAGTCAACCATACTACACAAGTCCTAATGGTGTAGATTTCACCAGCGGTCTTAAAGTCAGATTTGAAACAGATGTTACCCCAGAAAAATATCAAAACAAAGAATACTACGTAGAGAATGTAGGCGACAGTATTAGATTAATCGATACAACACTATTAGTAACGCCTGAAGCATACAATACTGAGTTAGCAGTTAACTATCCTGATCAAGTTTTTCCCGAGTACATAACAATTAAACGAGATGCACTTGATTTAAATCCTTGGTCTCGTAATAATCGTTGGTTCCATATTGACGTTATTATTAAGACTGCTGAATATAACAGAGTTCAACCTACATTCAATCAACGCCTGCGAGCTCAACGTCCTATCATACAGTTCGAAGGTGACTTCAGATTGTTTAACAATGGTCGTATAGGCAAGCCTGCAATTGACATTTTAGACATAGACACTGTTGACCCGTTTAACACATTGGAAGGTAAAGTTTTATCGTCAGCATTTGGTGTAACACTATACAATGGTATGCGAGTATTGTTTGGTGCGGCAGCTGACCCTCTGGTCAGAGATAAAATTTATACCTTAAATTTAGTTCAATATGATGCTGATCCAGTAACTGGACTACCAACAGGAGATTTCCGTATCAATTTAACTATTGCAGAAGATGGCAACAGCGAGCCCTACGATACTGTGGTAGTAAAAGATGGTAGATTCAAAGGTAGTCAATGGTGGTATGATGGTGACCGTTGGTTAGAAAGCCAACAAAAAACAATACTACAACAAGATCCGCTATTTGACTTATTTGACAGTACCGGTACAAGTTTCAGTGATGCAACCAAGTACCCACGTTCGTCATTTGTGGGATCACCTGTGTTTGGATATCAACGTAACAGTGCCGGAACTGATGATGCTGTGTTAGGGTTTCCTTTAACTTATAAAAACTTTATCACACAAGGTGACATACAATTCTTCAATTACTACAGCGCAGATACTTTTAGCTATGTTGTAGATAGTCAACAGTTAACGCAGCCAATTAACACAGGATTCTTACAAAAAACTACCAGTAGATATGTAGTATCGCACTACAATACTTGGCGCACTGTAGTAGAATCTAGCCGCCAATATCAAATTATTAACACAGTGTATGATGGTAATAATCAAATTGGTAAAAATATTGGTACCCCTAACGACGATCAAAAATTCTTTATTGACGTGTTACCTGAAACAGAAAGTACTATACCATATCTAAAAGTATTTGTAAACAACAGATTAGTTAAAAAAGAATTTTGGGATTTGGTGCTAGCGGATGCAAACGATCCATATAATCGCAAAAACGGAGTACACATTTTTAACACTTATCCTTTGACTGTTGGCGACAAAGTAGACATACAAGTATACAGTAAAGACATAAGCAAACTAGGTCACTATCAAGTACCTATTAACTTAGACCTTAATGCACAAGGTATTAACTTAGAAACTCTAACCCTAGGCCAAATGAGAAATCATTTGGTAGAATTAAATCAGAACAATTTTATTGTTGAGGGTGATATATTAGGTAGTAGCAATTTACGTGACCTTGAAATTAAAAATCAAGGTGGTACGATTCTACAACACAGTGCGCCCACGCCTTATGCTAGCTTATTCTTGTTAGACGATCAGGCTAATTTTGTAGATGCAGTACGATATGCACAGCGAGAATACGCAAAATTTAAGAATAAATTCTTAGAAATGGCTGCGAGTCTGCCAGGTGTAGATCCTTTAGACCCTGTAACTAGTGTGGATTTAATTTTAACTGAAATTAATAAAAATAAAACAAGCACATTTCCTTGGTTCTACAGTGACATGGTTCCTTACGGTGCGGTTAAAACTACAATTGATTATACAATCTTTGATCCGCTACAACGTAGTTATGAAATTACAAATGCGTTTGATCCTTATCAAATAAGTGGTTCAGCAGTACTGGTATATCTAAATAACCAACAACTAACTTTTGAAGTGGATTATGTGTTTTCAACAGACAGACCAGCAATAGAGATCAAGGCATCTGTAACATTAGACATAGATGACAAACTTACTTTTGTAGAATATCCTAACACTAATGGTAGTTTTATCCCTGAAACCCCAAGTAAATTAGGATTGTATCCTAAGTTTGTACCGGAGAAGTTTTTAGATGATACCTATGTAAATCCAAGTAATGTAATACGTGGACATGACGGAAGCCTAACTCCTGCATTTGATGACTATCGCGACAGTTTCATACTTGAATTAGAACGCCGTATCTATAACAATATTAAATTACCAGCTAAAACTGCACAGTGGGAAATGTATGCAGTATTACCTGGTAAGTTTAGAGATAATGATTATTCACTAAGTGAAGTTAATAGAATTATCAGTAAAGGTTTCTTAAACTGGGTAGGTAATAATAAATTAGATTATTCCTCAAACACATCATTCCAAAATAACAATCCATTTACCTGGAACTACAGTAATTTTGTTGACCGAGTTGATGGTGAGTTCCTACCAGGTAGTTGGCGTGCATGTTATCAGTATTTTTACGATACCGATGTTCCTCATCTACGTCCGTGGGAAATGTTAGGGTTTGCTGTCAAACCAGATTGGTGGGAAGGCTACTATGGACCTGCACCATACGCAGGTACTAATAAACTCTTGTGGGATCATTTAGAGCAAGGATTTATCGTTGAAGGTGATCGCCAAGGTTACGATAGTCTTTTTGCTCGTCCAGGACTTAGCAAAGTTATCCCGGTTGACGAAAACGGATATCTATTAAGTCCAGCGGCAATGATGACTGCAGGATTTAATGCAACCAAAGCAGCCACAGCATGGGCAGTAGGACAATGGGGTCCTGTAGAAACCGCATGGCGTCGTAGCAGTGACTACGCTTATTCTCTACAGATTGCTTTGGCCTTGGCTAAGCCAGCCAAATATTTCGGTTTGTACATTGATAGATCTTCTTACAAACTAAACACAGAATTAACACAGTATTTAGACAGCCAAAACCAACATCTAACACAAGATAATATAGGGTTCAATGGAGACATAAGTTCAGGCACCGTGTCAAGACACAGTGGTTACCTAAACTGGATAGCAGATTACTTAGTCAGCAAGAGTATTAATCCAAGCACTAAAATTACAACAATGCTGAAAAATTATCGTGTAAATCTTGCCTACAAGATAGCAGGTTTTACGGATAAAAAATTCTTACGTGTATTGGCAGAACAAAGCAGTCCTACCAGCACCAATGAAAGCGTGTTGATACCAGATGAAAACTACGAAGTATATCTATACAAATCAACCCCAGTAAATCGTGTGGCTTACAGCGGTGTGATCGTAGAAAAAACTTCTAACGGTTTTTCAGTAAGAGGGTATGACCTCAATAATCCTTACTTTACTATAATTCCAAGTATAGTTAACACCAACGCCTACAAGATCACAGTACTGAATGCAGAAGGTGTTGTTTATAGAGACTATCAGAGCATCAAGTTAACAGTACCATATGGCTACGAATTCAAATCACGTCAACAGGTAGTAGACTTCCTGATCAGTTATGAACGCTATTTGGTAGCACAAGGCTTCCAGTTCAATGATTATGACACAGAGTTAAAAGAAACTCGTAACTGGAAGTTAAGCTCAAAAGAATTCCTGTTCTGGGCACAGCAAGGATGGGCAGTAGGTAGTCTGTTAATCCTTAACCCAGTGGCAAATTATCTTAAGCTGGCTACTATCGGTAGTATAGTAGATGGAGTGTCTGACAGTCAATATGGCTCGAGAATATTAGATCAAAATTACACCCTTGTTAAGAATACCGACTACAATGTAACAAGATCAGCTAATACGTTTACAGTCCAACTACAAGATCAAAATGTCTTGGCCTTTGCCGAACTAAATCTAGTACAGTACGAACACGTATTAATATTTGACAATACCACAGTGTTTGATGATGTAATTTACAGACCAGAATTAGGTAACAGACAGTATCGATTGAAAGTTGTAGGACAAAAGACTGCTAATTGGGACGGTAGTCTATATGCTCCTGGTTTCGTATACAACTCTAGCACTGTTCAAGAGTGGCAACCTGGTAGAGACTACTTAAAAGGCGAGCTTGTACAGTTTAAAAACTTGTTTTACGTAGCCCTACAGTTAGTACCAGGCACAGCAGAATTTGACTTTAGTCAGTGGAAACAACTAAGTCAAACAGAAATTAAATCAGGACTACTGCCAAACTGGAGCACTATTGCTGTAAAATCACAGTCATACTATGATAGCTACAGTGACTTTGACGATGAAGATATTGTTAGATACAGTCATGGACTTATCGGATTCAAACCTCGCCAATATTTGGTTGACCTTGGCCTAACAGATGCTACACAGATTGAATTTTACAAAGGTTATATTAGAGAAAAAGGCAGTGCTAATGCAGTTAATGAATTAACCAGAGCAGAGTTCAACAATCTTAAATCTGACATTAACTACTTTGAAGAATGGGCAGTGCGTGTAGGAGAATACGGTGCATTAGACAGTAACCCGTACATTGAAGTAAACTTAGATGAAACAGCGTTCAGTGCTAACCCTACTACTGCTGAGTTCGTGCCTGATAGTCGTGCTAATGAAGCCGACGGCATCACAGTATTCAATCGTTTCCAACTGTACAGATCAACTAACGAATTCACAGGTAATATTGCTCTCAACAGAGATGACAGCAGTCTGTACAACAGCGACATTCCTACCGCAGGTTATGTAAACATTGATGACGTAGATGCAACTATTTTTGATCTTGCTAATTACCAAGAACTAAACAATGATTTAGATAACATAGGCACAGGATATAAAATATGGGTAGCAAAAGACTTTACACAGGATTGGAACGTATATCGTGTTACAGAAACAAATAATTTTGTAGTTGAGATTAATAATGTATTAGACGGTGTAATTACATTTAGAACAGAACGTCCACATGGACTACAAGAAAATGAAATTTTCTTAATGCGTAAATTTGATGCAGTATATGACGGTTTCTATCAAGTATTCAATGTTGTAGATCTAAACACTGTTGCTGTGGTTTACTATAAAAATCCAAGTAACTTAGATGGATTGACTACTCTTACAGGTAACGGTATACTGATGCGCTTAGATAGTATGCGTTTCTTGTACATGGAAGATGCTCGTGTATATGGCTTGACTAATCCTATACGTAATTGGAAGGTAGGTGACAAGATCTGGATTGACGATGATGCAGCCACCAGCTTTGTGCAAGGGCAACCGTTTGAAACGCCAAGTAAAACTTGGAAGGTATACGAAAAAACTATTCCTTGGAGCTACGGTCAAACTTTAGATAAGTTTGAATTAGACTATCAATCTAACAGCGGATTTGGTACTAGTATCAGAATGAGTTACGATGGGCTGATTGTAGTAGCAGGCAGTCCTTATGCTAACACTACACCTACCTGGAGTGCAACAGAAGTAACCACAGGTAGACTATTCTCATACGATAAAAATTATGCTGGTGAGTTTATACAAGGATTTAACCTTGCGGCGGATGCTGGTAACGCTAATGTTCAAGTATCTGAATATGGATACAGTGTAGACTTAGCTGTAGAGAAAATGGTAGTAGGTGCACCAGGTAGCTACGGTAATACTGGTATGGCCTTTGTGTATAATAGACCAGTTGGCACTACTCAGTATCAACGAGCACAGGTAATAGTTGGTAACATAGGCGCTACTGGACGATTCGGTAGCAGTACATCGTTTGACTATAGCGGTCGTTGGTTATATATAGGCGCACCAGCAGAAGACCGTGTGTATGTCTACGGACTTAACACACATGTTACTCGCAAAGAATATGTATATTCAGCCAGCGGCTCATCAGCAAATATTAAACTAAACTTTACGCCCGATGTGGCAAACGTTGCTGCTAGTTTGTTAGTAACTATAAGTGACAGAACATACATCCCAGATGTTGACTACACATTGATAGGCGACACACTGGTGTTTACAGCTAATGTTCCTGCCACAACAGTAACTATTGTTCAACAACCTTACTTCTCACAAGTAGGTGAAGAATTAGTAGGCCCTGATAACAGTGAGTTTGGGTATGACTTAGACAGCTCAGAAGATGGCGCACAATTGGCAGTTGGCGCACCTAATGCCAATGTTATGGTTAACGGCACCTGGAAGATAGGCGCTGGTGCTGTCTATGTATACGATCGAGTCATTGAAGCCTTTAATAGCATGGAAGATGCTATAGTGGGAACTAACGGCCAGGACTACGCTACCACAGGTACCATTGGGTTAGTGTACCGAGTAACTATAGATGACATAGAAATAGATGATTCTGAATATGTCATAGCAGATCCTAATACTTTAAGATTTGTAAACCCGCCGGGTGTGGGTAAATTAATTTTCGTTGAAACAAATAAATTTAATCTACTTGAATTATTAGTAGGTATTGACAGTCTGCAAGGCGGAACAGGTGCTATTCAGGATGGTTCACGATTTGGTACCAGCTTAACAATCTGTAGTAATAACTGCGCTATCTATATTGGTGCGCCAAAATACACAGCCAATAGTCTATATAATCAAGGTGCTGTTTGGAAGTTCCATAACAAAGGTCGCTTATACGGTATCAATACTGGATTTGGTTTTAACCCAGTGTTTACTCCGGGAGACAGTATACGTCTTGACAACTTTGAAGTATTTGTATCAGGTCGTATGATGCCCACTACATTGGGTGACGGTACACCAGCAAATGTACTTGCTGTGAGTGGCACAATACGTGCCAATGTGGGTGATTACATTACACAGCCGAGTACTGGCGCTAATGTAACAGTGTTAGCAAATACAGGCAACACAGGTAGTAAAACAATCACAGTCAGCACTTCCTATAATACTAATGTTACTTTGTCTTTGACTAAACCTATTACTGTTACCAAAGGCGATTACATAACACAGGTTATAGACGGTGTTATTGCTAACGCAATGGTTTATGCTAATTCGAACGTGGCTACTGTGACTATAAGACCAGTCAACAATGTAGACTTTACACCGGCCATCACACAATTAAGTTTAAGCGGAGCAATTCGTGCCAACGTAGGTGAGTACATTACTCAAACTATTGGTGCTGTGACTGCAAACGCAAGAGTAGTTGGTAATGTGTTTAGTAGCTCAACAGTAAATGTTACACCTATTACTGGTAATGTAATCGGTAATTCTGCTAACATTCGATTAAACGGGGTTTATTTTGCATCTAATGTACAGGTTATTTCTACAACTGATTATGTGGCTCCTGTACTGATCAACGGCGCATACCCTGCGGCAAATTCATACATTATTAATCAAACCACAGCAAGTACAACTGGGTTTACGTTTGGTTCTGGTAATTTATTAATTAACGATGCTACGTATATTAGTAACAACTATTCAACTATGACTGCCACATGGTCTAACGTTGAAGTACATCCAATGGCCAGCTTAGATAGTTTTGTTAAAGACGTTAATGATGCAGGCATATTAGGTGTTAGTGCTGTAAATCAAAACGGTTATTTAAGATTACTGTCAGATAGAACTGTTGCTAAAAATCTACTACGTACATTGTCTGGTAGAAATGCCAACGGAGATCCGGGCGCAAGTAATGTTTATACTGCGGCAGGTATGGCGGTGTTTGCGTTCATGCAGATTATTATTAATCCATTCGGCCGTCCTGGCGAATACTTTGGTAACAAAGTTATTTTAGCACGTAACGCATATATGTTAGTTATTGCTAGTGAACGTGGTACTACACAGTATGAAACCACCTTTGACAACGATGAACTAGTCTTTGATGATGACAGCACCGTGTTCACTGATGACATGCCAGGCAGTGGTAGTGTATATATTTACGAATTATACGATGATCCTCGTGATGAAGTAGAACATCCAGGACGATATGCTTACTGTCAACAACTAGATCCAGGTGATCTAGCCAGCGGGGACAGCTTTGGTACAGATATAGATATTATCAATGGTATGATTATCGTTAGCGCACCCAATAATGATGATGCTTCACCTAACGCAGGTAAACTATATTTGTTCACTAATCCTACGCTAAAACGTGGTTGGAACCTAATTAGATATCAAGAACCACAAGTTGACCCTGATACTGTAAATCGCATGTATTTGTTTGATAATCAGACCAATACTATTTTAACCAATTTAGAGTTTATTGACCCTGCAAAAGGTAAAATACTAGGTGCCGCAGAACAAGATATCACTTATAAGACAGAATACGACCCTGCTATCTACAACAGAGGTGACAGCACACGCATATTGTTAAACACTGAAACATACTGGGGTGACAATCAAGTTAATCAAGTATGGTGGAATCTAGGACAAGTTCGTTTCATTGACTATGAACAAGGTAGTCTTGCCTACCGTGCGGTGAACTGGGGTAGATTATTCCCCGGCAGTACTGTAGAAGTCTGCGAGTGGGTAGAATCAACAGTGCTACCAAGTCAGTATATTGCGGCAGGCTTTGATGGCGAACCTAAGTATGCTGATGACAGTGCCTACGTGGAAATAACTTATGTAGATCCTACAACTAATATTATTACCAGCAAGTACTACTTCTGGGTCAAAAATAAATCTAGTATTACAGGAGTTAATACAGGTAGAACATTACCAGTATCGATCATATCTAATCTTATTAGTAATCCAAAGAGTCAGGGTATTGCCTACGGTGCTATTATCAAGTCTAACGCATTTATATTGTACAATGTTGGTGGTTTCCTTTCAGCCAACAACACAGTATTACATTTAGATTATGAACTTGTAAGAAACAGCAATCTAATACACAGCGAATATGAATTATTGCAAAGCGGTAATAAATTTAGCATAATACCTGAAAAAATATCAAATAAAATGATTGATAGTTTGGCTGGTATAGATGCTCAAGGTGCTGTTGTGCCAGATCAATCGTTGAGTGTTGCTGACAGGTACGGTATCAGTACACGACCAAGACAGAGCATGTTTATTGATAGACTACGTGCTTTGAACGATTTAATTGATTATGTAAATGGAATCTTAATTCAAAAACCTATTGCTCGTCAATACAATTTTGATCAACTACTGTCTGGGGAACCTATTCCTTACAGCTTCGATCAAAATCCAACCGAGGGACAATGGAATAGTGCAGTAGAAACACAAGTTGAACTAGATTACTTAGATACTAATTTACTGCCAGTAGGCTACAAAGTATTAGTGCGTCAAGATACTACACAGGATAATCTATGGACAATTTACGAGTTACAAACTGATAAATCTTGGTCTATAGTACGTGTTCAGAGTTTCCGCACTGATCTCTATTGGGATTATGTTGATTGGTACGCATTGGGATATAATGCTAACGAAGCTATTGAGTTTGTAGTAGATACCTTAGTAGATGCATTGAAATTACCTGCAGCTACCGGCGACGAAATATTAGTTAAAGTTAATAACACAGCACAAGGCGGCTGGAATCTATTAACTGTATTACCTGACGGGACGTTCCAAGTAGTAGGTATACAAAACGGTACAATTCAACTTAAATCTGATCTTAGCGACTTTGCTAACAACGGAATAGGCTTTGGCAATCAAGGTTACGAAACCAGTCGATTTGATCAAAACCCTAACCAAGAAATACGTAATATAATTGAAGCTCTACGCGACAGTATATTTACAGGCGAGTTAGAAGGTGAGTTTAACCGTCTATTCTTTGTGATGGTAAACTATCTGTTTAATGAGCAAAAATTTGTAGACTGGATATTCAAAACTAGTTTTATTTCTGTTACACACAATTTGAGATCTTTAGATCAACCTGCTAATTATATCAAAGATAATCAAACCTATTATGAAGAATACATCAAGGAAGTAAAACCTTATGTTACAAAAATAAGAGAATACTTAACTTCATATACGGGATCAGATGAGTTCCAGGGCAGCATTACTGACTTTGATCTACCACCGTACTACGATGCAGAAAATGATATATTCCGTAGTCCAAATGGAGAAGGTAACTACGTAGCCATAGACGAACAACTATGGTCTACTGGAATTCTAACAACTACCGGACAGGTAATCAACCAAGATTATCCACAGTGGTATAATCACAGAACCTACAGTATCGAATCTATCATTATCACAGATCCTGGTTTAGGTTATACTAGCACTCCTGAAATTATAATATCAGGAGGCGGCGGTAGTGGTGCATCAGCAGTGGCTGCCATAGACGGTGACACTGGTCGACTGATTGAAATAACAGTAACAAGCACAGGTTCTGGGTATACTACTACTCCAACAGTTACGGTCAACGGTGGCTCCCAGTCTACAGCTAAAGCCTACGCAGTGCTGACCAACAATCAACTACGTTCGTTAAATACTACACTTAAATTTGATCGTGTTAATTACAACACAACGGTACAAGAGTGGTCAGCTAATACATTCTATACAGCTAATACTATTGTAAGTTATAATGGTCAAGGTTATAGAGTAGTTGCTAATGTTACTACAGGCGCTACGTTTAATCCAATCAACTACGAATTATATAATTCGGGTGAGTTTAGCAACGCCAACGATCGTATAATGGCCTACTATGTGCCTGGCGCTAACATGCCTGCTAAGGATCTTAAACAATTAGTCTACGGTATAGAATACCCAGGTGTACAGATACAGGGTCTTGACTTTAGTCAACAACCAGGGTTCCCAGGCACTGCTTATGCCAACATCACATTCAGTGGTAGCACTGGATTAACGGTAGGTATGACTGGTAATCTAATTACTCAACCAGAAGCAAGCATAGCTTTAGGAGTATCATTACCTATTTCTGCAAATGTTGGCGAGTTTGTTACACAAACTTATTTAGGTGCTGGGAACGTATCAATTACAGCTAATGCTCGTGTATACAGAAGTGTTGTAGCTGGTGATGAAATTGTTTTAGTAAAACAAAATAACATACCTTTTGTTGAAGCAACAGCTAACCTAATTGTAAACGGTACAGCAGCGGTACGCAGTATCTACGGTAATGTAGTGGTGGATCCAGTAACTGGTGCCACAAGTAACGTTGCTCCGTGGGGTTGGTCAAACGTTGGTATTCGCCCAACAATTACCACAGTAGGTCTATCAAACTACGTAGAAATACCTCTGGAAGATGCTAGCGCCACAGTGACTCGTGTTTGGACAAGCAACAAACTACAGGTTAAACTTAATAACTCAGTTGACTGGGTATTAGGTAACAGTGCTATAACATTTGGTAATGTTACGCTTGACGGTGTGTATCTAAGCAACGTGCATGTTACAGATTTAGACTATATCAGTAACAATGATATTAATCCGTTTGACAGCGGAGATTTTGACAACGTAGAGTATGACGAGGATGGTAGTCCTTTACTTAGTGAAAGTGCGTTAGATACAGTTATACGTAGCGAATTTATTGACAGTACTTTGGGTACCCGTCCTGAAGACATTAACGTAGATGGTGGTGCATACGTAGACACTTATTCTAGTCATGCTCCAGAAGAATTAGTACCAGGTATCATGTACGATACCTTAGACATGAAAGTCTATACTAAGATCAATGGCAACGTTGATGTAGTAGGTTACCGTATATTCAAGAACATGGTAAACAATACCGAGTTCCTACGTATAGCTGACCGTTACAGTACAACCTTAACACAACCGTTGGCCTTGGATGACACAGAAATACATGTGGCTAACGTTGCTGCCTTAGCAACACCAACACCAAGTCAAGAAATTCCAGGTATTATCTTTATTGGTAGTGAGCGCATTACCTACTGGACAGCTAATGTTGCTGCAGGTACTTTAGGACAAATTCGTAGAGGTACACAAGGTACAGCCGTACAATCCTACTATGGTGGCGGTACTCTTGTTGTTGATGCAAGTCTATTACAGGTTGTTCCTAACGTTAGCCTGGCCAACATCTCTTACACTAGTTCTAACACTTACACTGTAACAGAGTCAGTTACTTACCAATTGAGATTAAACACAGCAATACAGGCCAACGTAGGTGACATTATTACACAGGCAACCAGTGGTGCCAATGCTCTTGTGGTTGGAACTGATCTAAGAACCAGTGTAGTATTAATTAACTACAATAACTCTGCAGAATTTGACTTTGCTAACGTCAGTGTACAGTTAAGCGGTAACATTAGAGCTAACGTAGGCGACTTCATTAGCCAACCTGCAACAGGTGCAAACTTAACTGTGGTACAGAGCTACACATCCAGTGCTAACATTTTAGCAAGATACAATTCTGTGGCACTGCTATCTAGCACATTTGACTACATTCAACTAAACGATAGTTGGTTGAGTTCAAACGTATATGTAAGAAACAGCGGCACTATTGGGCTTACCACAAGCAACTTGGCTATTAATGGCACTCATGATGTTAATGTTTATCCATACAGTTCAACTATGATTGGTAATGTAACATCAACAGGCGAAGTTACATTTGGCAGTGGTACCGTTTATCAACAGACACAGTCATGGTACAACTTAGGCACAGGCACTGCCACAGATGGTTTAGGATTTGATGCGGCCACAACTGCACAGGTATTGTTCTTGAAAGATGCAACTGCCGGTAATATTGTAGTAGGCGCGGTAGCAGATAATTTAGTGACAGAAGATGCGATAAATACGATAACGACAGAAAGTGGCGATATAATCATTGAGGAATAAAAATGGCAACAATTAAGATTAGCAGTTTTCCCAGTTTACCGGTGGTACTTGGCAATGTTCTAATACCTGCGGTAAGTAATGTGGCGGGAACACTGACTACAGTGGCTGGTAATGTAGATCAATTTAAAACATACATCTTAGGTACCTTAACTACAGATGTAGCTAACCTAACAGCTAATGCAGGTGCCCAGGCAGGTAGCCTTGCTACATTGACTAGTAATGCTGCTGTACAAGCAGGATTGATCGCCACTCTTCAAGGCAATGTTGCAGCCATAGAAGCTAACATCGTAACACTCACAGCCAATGCCGCAAGCCAGGCAGGCGAATTAGCAACATTAACTGCTAACGCAGGTGCACAGTCAGGTAGCCTTGCTACCTTAACATCAAATGCTGCCGCACAAGCAGGCGAGTTGGCTACCCTTACAAGTAATGCCGCAGTACAGGCGGGCGAGTTAGCTACTCTTACAAGTAATGCCGCAAGTCAGGCAGGAACCTTAGCAACACTAACAGCTAACGCCGCTGTACAAGCAGGTGAATTAGCAACACTCACAGCCAATGCCGCAGTGCAAGCAGGTGAGATAGCCACACTGTTGGCCAACGCAGGAACACAAAGCAGTAATATAGCTATACTACAATCTGATGTAGCAAATTTAATATCTAACGCAGGAGCGCAAGCAGGTAGTATCAGTTCGTTAGAAGCCAATGCCGCTGTACAAGCAGGACTAATTGCAGGCTTGGAAGCCAACGTTGCTATATTAGGTGACGCCAGTGGTATCGAAGCAAACATAGAAATTTTACTGTCAGCAGTAGGTGTACACACTGGACAGATAAGCGATTTAGAAAGTAATGCCGCTGTGCAGGCAGGCCAGATCGCTACTCTAACAGCCAATGCCGCTGTGCAGGCAGGTCTCATAAGTAGTCTTGGAAATATCTCTGGATTAGAATCTAACGTTGCTATATTGCAGTCTAATGTTAGTTCAATCGAAACAACCATAGTAGCTATAGGTTCGTCTGGCGCAAACTTATCTGCTAACGATGCGGCTCACTCTAGTAACATATCTTCCCTACAAGCTAACGTTATAACATTGTTCTCAAATGCCGCTATACAAGCTGGCAATATTGCCACACTAACCAGTGAGTTAGCAAACGTATCCGCAAATGTTACAACAGCTAACACTGCTATGAAAGGATATGTTGACAGTAAAATTACTGCAAATATTGCTGCTCTAGTAGGCGGAGCACCAAGCACACTAGATACACTAAATGAATTAGCTACAGCTCTAGGCAGTGACGCAAACCTTAGTATTACATTAACAACTAGAATCGCCAACGTAGAAGCAAATGTTGCTACACTGACAAGTAATGCCGCTGTACAAGCAGGTAATATTGCTGTGCTACAATCAGCAGTTGGATCATTAACAGGTAATGCGGCTGCACAACAAACTACGTTAAATAGTTTAATTTCAAATGCTGCTGTACAAGCAGGAGAAATTACAGTATTACAAGGCAATGTTGCGTTTACTATGGCTAACTTCCAACACTGGACAAGTAATGTTAGCACCATTAACGATGCCTTAAATCAATTAGCAGAACGCATTTATAATATAGAAAATCCATAAGGTAAACCATGGCAGAAGACGCGATAAATAACAATATGGATAAGAAAACTGAAGAGAAATCTATGGATCTACAGAAAAAGCAACCTGATGAACGCGGTGGCGTACATGTCCAAGGCCACATAAAAATATTTGACCCTGAATCAGGTGAAGTATTTGTTAACAAACGTAATGCTATTCACTATGAAAATATGAGTGAAGCTATTGCTCTAAGTCTGGCTAACAAAGGCACTAACTTTATCAGTGAAATGCACTTTGGTAATGGTGGTACCACAGTCGACCCTACAGGGGTTATTACATACTTGCCAACTAACACTAATGTACAAAACGCTGATTTATACAGTCCGCAATATTATAAAATTGTAGATGATACTAATGCGGCTAATATTGATCCGTTGCGTAATAAGATTGTAGTAACACATACCCCAGGATTGATCTATACAGATATAGTTGTAAACTGCTTGTTAGACTACGGTGAGCCACAGGGTCAAGCAGTGTTTGATAACAGCCAAGATTTAAACGGTCAGTTTGTGTTTGACGAACTCGGCCTTAAAGGTTTCAGCACAGACGGTGCTGGTACTGGCAAATTATTAACGCATGTAATTTTTAGTCCAGTGCAAAAATCATTGAATCGTTTGATTCAAATTGACTACACAGTGCGTATACAAACTCTAACAAATTTAAGCACTAATGCGTAATAGGAAAAGACAATGGCATATACAATATTAAAAACAAATGGAGTTTCGTTAGGAACTATTGCTGACGGCACCATAGACAATAAGTCTAAGACCAGTTTAGTTTTAATAGGTCGTAACTACAGTAACTACGGTCAATTAATGGCCAATAATCTTGTGTCATTGTTAGAAAACTTTGCTAACACAACTGCTAACGAACCGCCTAATCCACTTGCTGGCCAATTATGGTGGAACACTACTGATCAACGTATGCGTGTCTACACAGGTACACAGTTCAAAGTTATCAGTAGTTGCCTAAGTCAATCTACAGCACCAGTTACCACAGTAGGTGGTGACCTTTGGTGGGACGAAACAGAAGAACAACTATATGTTTACAACGGCACTAATCCCTATACTGTATTAGGTTGGATTTTAGTAGGTCCTCCTTACAAGAAAACCAGAGGTAAGAGTGGTGCTATTTGGGAAACCATTAGTGATGGTACAGTAGATCATCCCGTACTGAGTTTATACTTAGACGGTGCAAGACACGCAGTTCTAAGCAAAGATGCTAACTTTGTTCCAATTCCTTCTATAACAGGATTCAGTGTTATCTACAGAGGTCATACTGCTAATACAAGTATCGCAGGTGGCAACTACTACATCACTGCTAATAATGCCAATTACTTAGGTAATGTTATATCAGACAACTATCTACGTGCTGATATAAACAACGTAGCCCAAGGTAACCTACGTATTACAAATAATAACGGTATTACTGTAGGTAGTAATTTAGATTTCTCAGTAACAATACCTTCAAGTGGTCAAGTAAATCTTACCAATAGAATTAACAACGGTGATACCACATTCGTAGCTAACGTGAGTGGTGTTCTTCGCAACGCATTAGTTATAGATGGCGCAACAGGATTAATTACAGTTTATGATAACCCGACTACAAACTATGGTATTGCTACAAAGAAATATGTAGATGATAAGTTTGTAGATACAGAATTAACAGGAGTACCTACTGCACCTACAGCGGCGCCAGGTACAAACACAACACAATTAGCTACTACAGCCTTTGTAAATAATTCTTTAAATTTAAACAAAATTTATCAAGGTAACAGCTATGTTGAAATCATTGATACCGGTACAGGCGTTCTAAGTGTAGTTGTAGATGGCGCTACTCTTGCAACTGGCACAAGCAGTGGACTTAACTTATCTTCTGGTGCTACTGCTGCAACACAACCACAAACATATACCAGCGCAGGTAATGCCGCAGTGGCTACTACACAGTATGTGAGAACAGCTGGACAGTGGTGGGGTGGCAGTGCTAAGTTTGTCAGCGTTAATCCACCAAATCCAGGTGTAAACGATATTGGTAGTAACGATGGAGATTTCTGGTTCCAATACCAGACTTAAAAATAAGATAAATAAACATATACTTAAATAGGTTAGAAATATGTCATATACAATAACTACAACTGCTGGTGTAACACTAGCAACAGTCGCAGACGGTACAGTAAATACTACCAGCTCAAGTTTAACACTTATAGGTAAGAACTATGCTGGGTACGGTATTTTCTTAAACCAAAACTATGTTAAACTATTAGAAAACTTTTATAACAGTACAGCACCAACAGCACCTCTTCCAGGTCAGCTATGGTACGATGCTACAAACAGCTTATTAAAAGTATATGACGGTAGTGCATGGAAACCTATTTCAAGCTCAGCAAGTGGCGCTACACAACCAGCTAACCCAATCACAGGCGACTTGTGGTGGGACAGTGCTAACGCACAATTAAACGTGTGGAGTGGCGCAGCATGGATTGTGGTTGGTCCTGCATATACAACAACTTCAGGCACCAGCGGTGCTGTAGTTGAAACTATCAATGACAGTACTAGCAATCCTCATGTGGTTGTAAAATTCTACATTAGTAACACTGTTATAGGTATCCTAAGCAGAGATGCAACATTTACTCCTCAGTCCAGTATTGCTGGTTTTGCCACAGTTAAACCAGGCTTTAACTTAATCAGCTCTGGTACACTGTCAGGTGCACAATTCACAGGTGATGTAAGTAATGCGCTAACACTTCAAGGGGTGGCCGCAAACCAATTCTTACGTAGCGATCAAAATACAAGTACCAACTATCAATTAACAGCAGGTGGTGGTTTAGTTGTAGGCAGTGACTTAACAGTAGCTACCAGCAGTGGTACAGAAGTTTCATTAACTAACGGTACAGTAGGTAAAGATCTTAACTTTTATGTTAACAGAAGCACAGGCGGTAGTACACGTGCTATAGGTATTACAGGAAACACCGCGGCTGTGAGTTTATTTGGTGCACTAAGCGTGGGCGGTGCTACAACTCTAACTGGCGCTGCATCACTAAGTTCTACACTTGCAGTTACAGGCATCACCACAGTCAGCAACAGAATTCAACCTAATGCCACAGGCACTATTGACATCGGAGCAAGTGCAGCAAGATTTGCTAATGTTATTGCTACTACTGCAAGTTTTACTAGCAACGTCGTTGCCGCAGGATTTGTAGGTAATGTATACGGTACATCAAGCTCAGCACTATACGCTGACTTGGCAGAACGTTTTGCAGCAGATGATGTATATGAACCAGGTACAGTTGTTGAAATTGGTGGTTTGAAAGAAATTACTGCTGTAGTTCAAGACCTAAGCGACAAGGTGTTTGGAGTAATAAGTACAGCAGCGGCATATCTAATGAATGCAGGTGCAGGTAGTGACGCTACTCACCCAGCAGTAGCGGTAAACGGTCGTGTACCTGTACGTGTAGTAGGAACTGTACGTAAAGGTGATCGACTAGTTTCGGCAGGTAATGGTTTAGCCCGTGCAGCAAAATCAGGTGAATATACAGCATTTAACGTAATTGGTCGTGCTCTTGCAGATAAACCTACGGTAGAAGAAGGTTTAGTTGAAGCGATCGTAAAATTGAATAGTTAAGGAAAGAAAATGGCTTATCAAGCAGGTGATTTAATTTTAGATGATGAATACAATACCTTCGCAACAGGTAGCGCGACTGGTACAGCTAATCATGCAGTAGCCAATATTAACTCAATTTGGGGAGTAGGCAATGGCGACAAAGGATATGGTCAATCAACTACATTAACCGCAGTTACAGCAGGTGACACTGTTACAGCTACACAATGGTCAACTCTAATCGCACGTTTAAATAGTATATTAACTCATCAAAGTGGTTCGGGCAGTGGTATTACAAGCCCAGTAGCAGGTAATGTTATTGCTGCTATTACAAGTTTGAGTGGTAATGTAACCACAGCTTACAATAATCGTGCTAATTTTAACAACACACGTAGCACAGTAACCAGCGATAGCACACGTAACGGCACATGGAACGCAGCTAGTCCTACAACATTCCAGCAAGTACGTACAGTAACTTTTACTAGTGCTGACACAGCTCGTTACTTTTTTAATGCTGGTGGTCGCCTACAGTTAAAATTGTCAGCTTCAGGCACTGCTGGCACAACAAAAGAATCTAATTGGATCACATTAATTAACACAAACCTTGCAGCTATGAACTTAGATTTTACAACCAGCGGTCGTACAGGCACAGGAGCAACATTAACTACAGATGGTAGTGCTATTGGATATTGGGATTTAACTACCTTAGACCAAACACTTATACGTTTAACAGAAGACACTGCTCCTTACACCGCTAACTATCTTGATATCTTATGTAAAGTAGCAGGATCTGCAGGATCTAACGGTGGTTTAGGCACACAGGTTATTTTTACAGTAAACTATAATGATGGCGCGGCTGATGAGTTTAACGACAGTGTAAACTTAACTATTAACTGCCAGGTTGATATTTACAAACCGGAAACAGTAAACCTAACAGATGTAGTAGGTTCGGTAACCGTAGCATCTACTACTAACTAGTTGACTAAAAATACGGTTGAATATATAATAAAGGCACCATTGGTGCTTTTATTTTGACCTTACAGTACAAAGATAATTACTTATATGACGCCTGATCAACTAACAGCAGAAATTAAATCTGCTACAGACTATCAAACAAACAAACGCTTACTTAAAGAAAAGATCACAACAGATCTACATCTTACCTATAACGGTGGACTGTTTCTATTGACTCCTGCTCTGATAGCTTTTGTTACAACATGGCCTGATCAAGATTTATTTTTAGAAGATGTCTACGGTAATCCTATACCTGTACAACGTGACGAATTTCTCACACAAGCAAGGGAACAATACTACACTGTAATGAATAGTTGGCACATAGAACATGAAAAACTCAAACGTATCCGTAAAGTCTAGAGGCGTTGTACTGTTTGCTAACAACACAGAAACTGTAGACTACGAGTCTATAGCTCAGCGCAGTCGGCAATTAATTGAGCACTATCTACAGCTACCTGTTACAATATTGTCTACAGAAAGCACAAAGAAAAACTCTAGATACAATACAGACACAGGTAAATTTGAGGGATGGAATAATCAACAACGTTACATGGCTTACGAGCTAAGTCCTTACGACCAAACTATATTGTTAGACAGTGACTATCTTGTGCTGGACGATAGTTTGTTAAAGGTGTTAGACACACTACAAGATTACAAAATCATCAGACACAATCAATATCTGGATGGTAGTGCTGTACACTCAATGGGTAAATACAGCATACCATACCTGTGGGCCACAGTGGTAGCATTTGATCGCTCTCCTAAAAGTCAAATGTTGTTTGATTTTGTAGGCCGAATTGAGCGTAACTATGCCTACTACCGACAACTATATAACATTACTGCGACAAATTTTAGAAACGATTATGCTTTTACTATCGCAGATCTTGCCTTGAACGGCCACACACAAGACAGTCAAAACTATATACCATGGACTATGTTGAGTGTCAGCAATACCATTGACAGTTTAGCGTTACAGGACAATCAAATCGTAATCAAATCAAGAGGTCGTGCTTGGGTCTTACCTCGACAGAGTCTACACATTATGAGCAAGGCTTGGTTACAAAGTGACCAGTTCGAACAGTTTATCAAGGATACTGTTGGTGCGTGAATTTAAGGAACAATTTGGTTGGGCGACCATAGCACAAAATACAGATGTAGATTATCTACACCTGGCATATCTACAGGCACAGAATATTAAATCTACACAACGACTGAACAGTTACGCAGTTATTGTTGACGAAGCCACAGCACAGTTAATTACTGACGAGCACAAACAGGTGTTTGATTATGTTATAACCTTGCCTGTAGACATGGCGGTCAACGAAACATGGAAGCAAAGCAACGAATGGCAGGTATTTGGGCTTACTCCGTTTAAAGAAACTATAAAAGTAGAAAGCGATTTATTATTCACAAGAGATGTTAGTCATTGGTTACCTGCACTACGTTTACGTGAAGTTTGTTTTAGTCTACACTGTCGAGACTACCAAGGCAACCTGGTAACTGACAGTCCCTATAGAAACTTATTTAGAAAAAACAATCTGCCAGACATATACACAGGCATGTACTACTTCCGCTATACACGTACAGCCACAGACCTATTTCGCATAGCCCGTAGCATCTACACTAACTGGGACACAGTACAGTACAATTTAGTACAGTGCGACAGTCAACCTAGTACAGACGTAGTGTTTGCCCTGGCTGTAAAAATATTAGGTGAAGAACTGTGTACGGTACCTACATTAGATTTCTTTAACTTTGCGCATATGAAGTCTGGTATACAAGGGTGGAGTGACCGTCAGCCATGGACGGACTATGTAAATGTAGAACACAATGATGTGCTACGTATTAATAACCTAAACCAATATCAACCTGTACACTATTATGAAAAATCTTTCCTCGGCTGAACAAGAATTTCTCAAAGCATTTGAGAATATAGAAGTAGTTGAGCATATAGATGATCTACGTGCCTACTACGATGCTGAAGGTAAGATCTGGACTTTTGCTGCCAGCAGTTATCCGCAAGGTGATCAGTGGATCGCTATAGATAGACTACTGTACGAAACACATGATTGGCAGTGGTTATGGGTAGTAGATGGTAAAATTGTTGAACGTCGACCTAATTATAACTACTATTTTCCGTTGACACCTAGCGATAAAGGTGTTAAAGTAGTAAAATACCATGCTAGTGTTGTGGTAGAACCTCATGAAGAGTGTCAAGAAGTGGAGTATTATGAGCGTAGAAATAGTTGATGTAGCAGACTTAGATTGCATATATCTAAGCTATGATGAACCCAAGAAAGAAGAGTTTTGGATTAAGATTCAAAATATGGTACCTTGGGCTAAACGTGTAGACGGAGTAAAAGGCAGTGATGCAGCACATAAAGCGGCGGCTGACGCAAGCGACACAGAGCGTTTCATACTTATTGACGGTGATAATCTGCCAAATCCTGAATTTTTTAACCTTCAACTTCATCTTGATGATAGCAATCGTACTAAAGTTTTTCGTTGGAAGGCGCGGAACGAGATTAACGGACTCCAATACGGAAACGGAGGAATGAGCTGTTGGACTAAAGAATTTGTCTATAACATGAAGACACATGAAGCCAGTGATGGTAGTGCTGCTAACGATGTAGAATTTTGTTTCTATCCAGACTACTGGGCCATGCACGACTGTTACTCAACAACATATCCTAATCAGAGTCCTTTCCAAGCCTGGCGAGCAGGGTTCCGCGAAGGCGTTAAGATGTGCCTAGACCGCGGAGTAAAGCCTAGTATTGAAGAATTTAATGAACGTGTACACAGTCGCAACTATGATCATTTGTGCATATGGCAGACCGTAGGTGCAGATGTAGAAAATGGTTTTTGGGCTATATTTGGCGCACGTAGTGGCACAGCTCACACTATGTTAAATGATTGGTGGGACTACAAGGATGTGCAAGACTTTGACAAACTAGCAGAGTTATTTGACGGTGTAAAAGACTACCCTGATCCAGTAGAATACTGTCGAGAGTTAGGCGAAACACTACGCACACGTTTAGGTTTACCTATTGTAGACATGGACCCAGATGAAAGTCGTTTTTTCAAACATCACTACAAGAGCAACTTTAAGAATCTAGGACCGATGATAAAAGAATGTTGATTGAAAGACCAATTCTTAACCCATATACTACGACCTATAAAGGTTCTTTAAGCAAGTATCACTACGCTAGTTCTGAATTTGATAATCTATTAGATTTTTTACGCGAAGTCACGAATCCGGACGAAGTTTATTTAATAGATAGTTTAGATTTTAACTATGAAATGCCGCCACAAAATTTTGAGTCCTATATTGTAGGATTTTTTGGTGAATTTGGTAATCTTCAATTTCTTAAAGAAATAGAACAACATTTACCTAACAAAAAATTAATATGTTTGAGCTCGCAATACATACTAGACGGTTATCTAGAACATTTTCAAGTGTATCAAATCGAGCACATCCATAAACTTTTTAGATACTTTCCAAGAAAAGACACAGTTTCATTAAAAGACAGAAACAACCTGCATAGTATATTGTCAAGGCGCACTGAAGTTCAACGTGTGTTATTCATTGCTGCACTATTATCGTATTATGATAAAGTGATCTACAGTTTTGTAAATTTTTTCGCTAATGCCGATCTAGAAAAAGACTTTGTAAAGTTTTTAAAAAATTATCATAATTACGAATTGCGAGACCTTAGTATCCGTCAAAAAGTACAAAAAGTTCTTACTGAGCCAGCAAAAGTTTTGCAAGGGCATCAGTGGTCTATAAATAATTTAGCATATCAGGACGTTTTACTACACTGGGTAAATGAATCTGTGTTTACCTCATCTGATAATGAACCGTTAGCCTATATTACAGAAAAGACCATTAAACCTATTGTGTCAGGAACTCCTTTTGTAGTTTTAGGACAACCTTATGTATATGAGAGATTAGAAAGCCTAGGAATTAACACATACAGAGATATATTTGAAATTGATTTTGATGTAAACATTTCATCGGCTGAAAGAATTGAAAAAATTTTAGAGCTAATGAGCAAGTGTAGCAAAGAGTTTTTGTACGATAACGTAAATGAATTACAAAATATTGCCGACTATAATATAGATTATTTTTATAACGGACTATCAGAACACTGTGAAAATAAAAATTCACACAACTATCAAAAAATATTGGAATACATAAATGGCTAAAAGTAAATTTATGAACGCGGCAGAAGAAATGAAGGACAAGCTAGGCCCTAGTCTATGCTTGGCTAAATGGCAACAGGTAAGCCTACACTTGCCTACAGGATTAAACAATAGTTGTTATCATCCGCCCTTACATGAAATGGACGCACAGGTTATTGAGTTTAATCCTAGTGCTATACATAATACACAACACAAAAAAGAACAGCGTAAGAAAATGCTGGAAGGTGAACGTCCTAAAGAATGTAACTACTGCTGGCACATGGAAGATGCAGGACATTTGAGTGACCGACACTATCGTTCAGGCGAGCCGTGGGCCGCAGAACACTACGATGCTATTAAGAATATGCCTTGGGACGCAGATGTAACACCAAGTTATGTAGAAGTAAACTTCAGTCACGGCTGTAATTTATCTTGCTCGTACTGTAGTCCACAGTTTAGTACTGAATGGCAGAAAGATATCGACAAGTGGGGTGCATATCCCACTAAGACTCCACACAATGACCCTACACATTTTAAAGGTCGTCGTCAGCCCATTCCTGTACGTGAAAACAATCCCTATGTAGATGCGTTTTGGCGATGGTGGCCTGACTTGTATGGTAGTCTAAAGCATTTTCGTATGACAGGCGGCGAGCCCTTAATGGATAAGAACACACGCCGTGTGTTTGATTATATTCTTAGTTTTCCTAAGAGTGATCTACATGTTGATGTTACTAGTAACTTCAGTGTTGAAGAAAAACTGTTTGATAACTACTTAGAAAAAGTAAAAGAATTATGTAAAGGTGAACGCATTGAACACTTTATGCAGTACGTAAGTCTGGACACAGGTAATGCAGAACATGCCGAATACATTCGTAGAGGATTAAACTTTCAACGCAATCAAGCATACGTGCATCGTTACCTAACAGAGGTACCATACCGTAACAGTTTGACTTACATTATAACTATGAATAATTTAAGTTTACCTGGACTAAAACAGATGCTTAATCATATTCTTGAATTGCGTAAATTGTACAGTACTACTTACCAGCGTGTATGGTTTGATACTCCGGTGTTGCGTACTCCACAATGGCAAAGCCTACAGATACTTCCTACAAGTTACACAGTGTTACTTGAAGATGCAATTAAGTTTATGAAACAGAATATGATCAAAGAAGGCGAGACTAGATTTGATGGGTTTAAAGACTACGAAATACAGCGTATGGAACGCGATCTTACTTGGATGAAGAATGGTAAGAAATTGGGAGACAAGTACATACACGATCAGCGTGCTGACTTTTATAGATTCTTTAATGAATATGACAAACGTCGCAGTGCTGTAAACGAAGAAGCCAAAGGGTTTGAAGAAATATTTCCGCAGATGAAAGAATTTTGGCAGGAGTGCAAGTGGCATGCCGAAAATGCCTAACGAGTCATTAATAGAATATAAAGAACGTGTGATAGACACTAAGAGTAGTAGCTTCTGTGCGGCCAAATGGTATAACGCTACTATATGGTTGGGCAGCGGACAAACTACCAGCTGTCACCATCCCTTGCCACACGCTATTAATCCACAAGAAATTACTTTTAATCCTAAAGCCATACACAACACCAAGGAAAAGAAAGAACAGCGCCGTCAGATGCAGGCGGGTGAGCGACCAGCGGGCTGTGAGTATTGCTGGAAGTTAGAAGATGCGGGCGCATCAAGTGACCGTATTTACAAAACAATTATCTACAATGACGAGGATTTAGATCTTGCTTATCAAACTAATTATCAAGATGATGTTAATCTACAAACGCTTGAAATCGCATTCGACAGAACTTGTCAGTTTGCTTGTAGCTATTGTAACCCTGCTTTCAGTACAGCCTGGGTACGCGATATTAAGCGCAATGGCGCCTATGAGAATCTCGTATCTGACGGACGCAATCACTTTACTCACCCTCACGATAGTAGCCAACTGTATGCTGTTACTGAT